AAAAAAATATGGATATTTTTTTTTTGTTTTATTTGTTGGAACAATTCTAACTCGCAATTTGATACATCGACCTGTTTAAACCCTAAATTATGATAGTGTAATTTATCAATGGTTCCACCATATACATCGCCCAATACTTGAAATCCAAAACAAATACCTAATACAGGAATAGCAGGAAATAATTGCGTGGCCGTTATATTTTTAATAATGTCGTTGTAATACACATTATCGCTAATACATAATGGACCACCCGATAAAATAATGCCTTTAACTTCGTTATTTGGATATTTTTTTTTGATTTTTTTTAATTCTTTTTTTTTTTCAATGATTATATAGTCTATATCTAATGATTGTAGTATACCCAATAATTTAGGTGTCATGGTTGCCTTATATAAATCACGAGAATTATTAATAACTAGTATCATGTAAGTACTATAAAAATTATTTTGGTTGTACGATATACTATACTCGTATATATTTTTTTTCTATAATAATTTAAATGATTGCTGTAGAACCTTATCCACATTCCACTTGATAATAATCTTTACATACGCCTTTTTTTCGAAGGCCACAAAAATGACCATCCCTTCCTATACAATACTGATCTCTTCCATCCGCATACATACATTGTGTTATATTTTTAAAGTAATAGCCATTGTCAATACATAGGTCCGCACTCGGTATGATGTACGTGGATTTGTTTAAGGTATCACATTTCATAGTTATTTGCGCATATGCTATCATACATATACCTATACGTATATACATTCGAAACATATGTAGTAGATATTTTATGTATACTGTAATATTGTACATAAACTATCAAATTTATAAAAAAATTAAAACTCCTATATTTTATACTATATATTATAAAAATAAAAATAAAGGTAAAGGTAAAGGTAAAGCATTTAGTTAGAGTATGCGAGACCACCCATACCACTCATGATGCGGAGGACATTGTAATTAACGGCATAGACGCGTAAGGTTGCTCCACTCATTTTTGTTTGACCGTCTTCGGCGAGAGCACCATTAAGCGTCGTCATGCCGGCAAGTTTAAGAACAGCGCTGTCAATTCTTGAGAAATTGCAGGTTCCGGAAGGTTGGTGTTCTTCTGGTTTGAGGGCGAAAGAGTATACGTGGATACCACTATCCGCAGGAATAGAGGTGTGGTGCTGAAGAGGTTGGACAAGTCTGAAATATTCACTGTGGCGTTCGGAGAAACGTTCGTGACCGTTAAGTTGAAGAGTAACATCAGACCAGGAAGCGGCAGCGCAGACATTGGCATTGCCAGCATCCATTCCTGATACGGTTTGACCGTCTTGCATGTGTTTGTATATGACGGCCGCGTCGCCGACTACAACTTGAGTGGTAAAGGACGCAAAGGCAGCGATTGGGACGGCGGCCGCGTTGTCGGATCCTCCGGCAGCGGCGCCGTTGAAAGCGATTGCTTTTGTGCTCAACAATATGCCAGTCAATTTGGTTACGCGTATTGTAAGCGTCCTGTTGATGACGTCGCTGGCAAGGAGTGCGGATAATGCTACACCCTCAAATCCAGTATCAGCTTGGTCGAGTTTATCACCGATCGCGATGGCCAGTGTCGTGGAGTTGGCGGTGGTGACGGTTATAATGGTATCAGTGCTAGAAGATGCGTAGCCAACAATGGGGTTGTTGCTAAGATCAACACGACGGTCGGTGTCGCCACGTGCGACCATACCGGTTGCGCGCCAGACAAGTTCTTTAACTGGGTGGTTAAAGTTAAGTTCAACACCTTTAGATCCGCCACTTGTAAGTGTTTCCGTTCCAGTGAACTGGAGCTGTTCGATAAGGTATTCGTGACTGACTTGGGCGAAACGTCTGCGTTCGTCCGTGTCTAAGTAGATGTAATCGACCCAGAGGGATGCCGTGTGCCAGTCCGCAGTGTCAGGCGTTAATTCGCACATAGCGCCAGTGCACGATCCACCTGATTTGGATTTATTAAATTCAATGTTAAGCTTAACTTCGTGGTATTGAAGAGCAATAAGAGGTAAGGCAAGGCCAGGGTTGCGGCAGAACCAGAACTGAAGTGGAACGTACGAGTATTTTCCTTTTTTAAGATTTAATAATTCTTCTAAACCAACATTTTTGGAGGCTGGTGTGGACAATTGTGTCCAGATGTTAAGCCAATCACCATAGTGTTTGTCAATTTTTTGTCCTCCGATTTCGATTTCAACACTGTTGATAAGATCATTTGCGCATACACTGACATCATCCTGAACAACACCTGATGAAAGTGTATCGGGAATCATAGGAATGGGACTTTTGTTCATGTACCCTTCGGTGGATGTGGGAATACCACTGGCTCCACAAGCGCAGTTAGCGGCACTGTGGTGAATACGAAGGTACATTTTGTGGATAAGATCTCCATTTCTGGAAATTGTGCAAGAAACTTTTTTGCAGGGACCAACCGTTCCGTCTAAGGTTTGTTGAATCGATTCCATTGAAAAGTTAGTGTGGCGTCTGTACACAACTTTGAAAAAAGTAATTTGTGGATTGCCGGTAAGATAAATATCTTGTGCGCCATAGGCGACCAACTGCATTAATCCTCCTCCCATTTTTTATACTATAACCTAAGATTTTAATTTAAAAAAAAAGTAATAAATAAATAAATAAATAAATAAATAAATAAATAAATAAATAAATAAATCAATCAATCAATAACAATAGTCATTATAACGTTATAATTCATATTCAAAATTATTTTTTAAAAATCGCCGTAGTGGATGAAACGAATTAGGACCTACATGAAGTATATACATAGGTTTGTCGAGTTCTCTTTTAATTGTTATGCGTTTTCCATTATCTATACAACTAAATCCATCTTTTTCAAGCTGTGTAATATATTTTTTAATAAATTTTTTATTGTAGTGTTTCATGTGTGTAGGTGGTATATATGTGGTATATAGCTGGTATATAGGTATGTTTGTATCGTATGATTTACTTTTATATTTTTTTAGTTCAATATACATCAAATTGTTACACAAGATCTATATATACATTTAAATTATAATTATAATTGTATTTATAATTGTATTTATAATTGTATTTATAATTGTATTTATAATTGTATTTATAATTGTAATTTGATCGTCAAATATCTATAGTACATATTATGTATATATAATATGGACTCGTATACAGTAAAACCTACAAAACAACTAACCAAACAAATAGCATTAGATACTAAAACGATAGATATAGATCCTACTGATACTAAAACAATTGATATTGATATTGATATTGATACTATTGAAAATAGTATTAATATCACACTTATAAAAAAAAAACTACAAATTTTATACACATATTCTACTACATATGATAAGGATTTTAAAACATTGCTACTTGAATGTGCGGAATGGGATACAGATTGTAACTATGTAGTACAACATACATCTATATGTAATCTATATAAATATATTACATAATTAATTATCAGTTAGTGTGTTTTTGACGTCGTTTTTGACGTCGTTTTTGTCTTCGCTTTTGACTCTGTCTTCTATCTCATAGTCAGTATTTAAATCTTCTAATTTAAATGTTTTAATTGTTTTAATTTTTGTATCGTATTTTATATTATATTCTCTTGGAGTTCCTTTTTTAAATATTTTAGGCGTAGCTAATTCATACCGCTCAACTGTATATACTTTAATAAGATTATTACTATTTCGTGTTCGTTCTTGTATAGCAATTACAATAGCACCTGATTGAATATTATTTAATCTAATTATTTGTGAAAATGCTTTTTTAGCAGAACCTGCCGGGTCACGTGTTACGTAGCGTCCTTTTTTAAATTTTATTTTTTTCCCATTATAATTTCCTATACCATATATATCAAACACTCTTTTTTTAGATTGAATTATATCCATTATCGTATACTATACTGTGTAGACTATTTTTTTAAATATTAAATGTACGTATTAAAAAATAAATAAAAATAAATAAAAATAAATAAAAATAAATAAAATCATATTTTTTTATTTTTATTAAATGTAGTATTGTAGTATTGTAGTATATGGATTCATTAATCGACTTCGTCAATAGAAGGTCCTTGTTCTGGAACAGAAGTCGTTGTACCATGTGTAGCCGCATCCCCTGGCATCCCTCCAGGCATCCCGCCAGGCATCCCGCCAGGCATTCCGCCAGGCATTCCTCCTGCTTCCGCATTTTGCGAATATAATTTTGTCATAATAGGCATACATACATCTTCTAACTCTTTTTTTTTAGCATTGTATTCTTCGACAGAAGCTGTCTGGTTTGCCTCAAGCCAGGTATTAATTTCATCTGACTTAGTTAACATGGTTTGCTTATCCGTCTCATCAAGCTTATCTTTAAGAGCCTCGTCGCCGATGCTATTTTTAATACTATATATATAATTTTCTAAACCATTTTTAGCCTCAATGACTTTCTTAAGTTGCTCATCCGCGTCTTTATGTAACTCAGCCTCTCGAACCATGCGTTCAATTTCTTCAGCCGACAATCGTCCACCGTCATTTTTAATTTCAATCTTTTTATCCTTTCCCGTTGAGGTTTCTTTAGCAGACACACTTAAAATACCATCCGAATCAATATCAAAGGTTACGACAATCTGAGGAACACCCCGACGCATCGGTGGGATACCGTCTAAATGAAAATCGCCCAAACGATTATTATCTTTCGTTAAAGCGCGCTCGCCTTCATACACCTGAATATGGACTCCGGGCTGATTGTCCGCATAGGTTGAAAACGTTTGCTCTTTTTTAGTTGGTTTAGTCGTGTTGCGTTCGATTAATTTCGTCATTACACCGCCCGCGGTTTCCAAGCCCAAAGAAAGAGGCACGACATCTAATAGAACTACATTCGCAAGTTTATCATCCCTAGTCCCTGACAAAATAGCAGCCTGAACGGTCGCGCCATACGCTACTGCTTCGTCCGGATTAATTGAATTGTTTAATTCTTTACCGTTAAAGAACTCAGAAAGCATGGCTTGAATCTTAGGAATACGAGTCGAACCTCCCACCAATACAATTTCTTGAATATCACGTTTAGACATTTTAGAATCTTTAAGCACACGTTCCACCGGTTCCATTGTTTTTTTAAATAAGGACATGTTCATTTCTTCAAATTTAGCACGCGAAATGCTCGAATTAAAATCAATACCATCGTGTAGTGCGTCAATTTCAATATACGCATTCATACTTGTTGATAACGTTCGTTTAGCCTTTTCACATGCCGTTCGCAATCTTCGTAGAGCACGATTATTAGTAGACATATCTTTGCCCCTAAACTTTCGTTTAAATTCTTTTATGAAATATTTAACCATATTTGAATCGAAATCTTCCCCACCCAAGTGAGTATCACCGGCCGTAGCGGCAACTTCGAAAATTCCTTCATCCAACGATAAAATCGATACATCAAAGGTGCCTCCGCCTAAATCAAAAATAAGTACATTCACTTCTTCACTTGATTCATTTTTCAAACCGTAGGCGATGGCGGCTGCCGTCGGTTCATTAATAATTCGCATGACATTTAATCCAGCAATCTTACCAGCATCCATCGTAGATGATCGCTGAGAATCATTAAAATAAGCTGGAACCGTAATAACCGCATTTTTTACTTCACCTCCTAAATAATTTTCGGATATTTCTTTCATTTGAGTAAGAACCATACTTGAAATTTCCTCTGGTCTAAATTGTTTGGTTTCATTTTTATATTGTACTTCGATTACTGGTTTCCCAGAACTATTACTAACAACGGTAAAAGGCCATATTTTCATATCTTTTTGAATATACTCGTCGGCAAAATCTCTACCAATCAAGCGTTTTGCGTCGAATATAGTATTTTCAGGATTAATCGATACCAAGTTTTTAGCGGCATCGCCAATTAAGCGTTCGGTATCGCTAAATGATACGTACGATGGTGTGGTTCGATTACCAGTGTCATTCGCGATAATTTCTACATTTCCATGTTGCCAGCAACCTACGCACGAGTATGTTGTTCCCAAATCAATTCCAATGCTTAATCCTTCAATCTTACTCATTTTAAATATAGTGTTAATATATTATTAATCTTTAAATATTGTATCAAATTTATAATAATGTGTATATTCAAAATAAAAAAAATATGTTTTATTTTTTTATATTTTATATTGTTATATTTTAT